GGTCGCTGCGACGACCACCAGCGCGAGGCGTGGGCAGGCAGCGACCGCCGCGAACACCTACCCCGCAACTGGGCCACGCTGCGCAAGCGCATCCTCAAGCGCGACCGCTGGCGGTGCCAGCTGCGCGAGCACGGCTGCACGCTGACCGCAACAGAGGTGGACCATGCGGGCGACCGCGACGATCACCGGCCGCAGTCGCTGCGCGCGGTGTGCCACTCCTGTCACGTCCAGCGCACCGCCCGGCAGTCTGTCGAGGCACGTACGATCCCATACACCGCTGACTGATCCTCAGCGGTAGGAAGCCCCGATCCCTCCAGAGGTCGGGGCTTCCGCATTTCTGGAGGCACCATGAAGGTCTGCACTGTCGACGGTTGCGAGCGCGTCCATCTGTCCAAGGGGATGTGCAAGAAGCACTACCAGAATGAATGGCGACGACAGCACGGACGCGAGCAGGACCGAATCATCGAGGTCCTGTGCGTCGTGTGCGAGACACCGATCATGCGCGCGCCGCATCTAGCCAAGGTCCGCCAACCGACATGCTCATACGCATGCCGAACCATTCAGACGTGGGGAGTTGGACCTCACAGCGATCTGCCCCCGGACCACTGGGCGCGCTGGTACGGCGCGACATCGGATTGGACGCCACCACCGCCGCCAGTGCCTCGGGCGCGATTCGTTTCCGTAGAGTGCGCGGACTGTGGTGCGTGGTTCATCGGGGATCGCCAGAGGTTCTTCAACATGGCTGGCCAACCTCATCAACATTGCTCTGACCGATGCCGAGCAAGGGCCAGTCGGAGGCGTCGACGTGCCAGGGAGTTCGGTGCACTCGGCGACCTTCGTTGGATCGAGGTCATGCGACTCTTCGTCCAGGTCTTTGACAGGTGCTGCGCGTACTGCGACCAGCCGATTGAGGGACAGCCCGACCCCGATCACGTGATCCCGCTCAGTAGGGGTGGACGCAACGATATCTCCAACGTGGTGCCCGTCTGTCGGCACTGCAACGTGGACAAGTGCGACCTGACCATGGACGAATGGCGGCTGGAGCGCGAGCGTCGGGCGCTCCAGCCCGTGCGCTACGACCTGACCAGCGACCCGCGTTTCCGTCATCTGTCGCTCACTGAGCCCACTGGCCCAGCATGGCGACACCGAGAGGACATCGTCGCTTAGGTAAACCTAAGTGGGGGGTGCCTCAAAACGCGTTTCTGCGAGTAGACCGCCGGGGTAGCGGTGACGCTGTGCGACCCCCTGAGTTCCGTCCACGAAAGGAGCCCTGATGGCACCTCGCACCCCGCCGGGGCTCGACGCCCGGGGCCGCAAGTTGTGGCAGAGCATCGTCGCGAAGGACCCGAAGGTGGCCGATCCGGCTGACGCCCGCCGCGACGTGGCTCTAGAAGCCTGCCGGATCGCTGACCAACTGGAGATCCTGAACGATCAACTGTCCTCGCAAGGCCTCCTGCTCGACGACGAGAAGCTGGGGCTCAAGGTGCACCCCGCCCTAGCGGAGTCGAACAAGATGCGCCCGCTGCTCGCCCGCCTGATCGTGGCCCTGCGGCTACCCGACGAGACCACGGGCGCCGTGCCGCAACGCCGCGGCCTGCGCGGGGTGCAGGCGACGACGAAGCACAAGGTGAGTTCCCTTGACCGGGCCCGGGCCGCAGCCGGCTGACCGCTGGGCGCCGCAGTTCGACGGGCACCGTTGCTCGCTGGGCTACGTCCTGTCCGACTGGATCACCGAGTTCTGCTGCCACGGGCCGGGCGATGTGCAGGGCGACCCCATCGACCTCGACGACGAGTGGTTCGAGTTCATCGTCAAGGCCTACGAGATCGACCCGGTGACCGGGCGGCGCAAGGTGGACGCCGCGGTGCTGTCCCGGCCGAAGGGTCGCGCGAAGTCGGAGCTGGCCGGGTGGCTGGTGACCGCGGAGGCGTTCGGCCCGGTCAGGTTCGACGGGTGGGACGCGAACGGGCAGCCGGTGGGCCGCCCGGTGCGCTCCCCGCTGATCAAGTGCCTCGCCACCGAGGAGGAGCAGGCCGGGAACACGTTCGAGAACGTGGCCTACATCGCCGCGGACTGGGGGCCGGACGTTCACCCGGACGTGTACGGCGGCGTGCGGGGCGCGAAGCAGTACCAGTCCGCGTCCGCGCTGTACCTGCCGCAGGGTGGGGAGATCCGCGCGGCCACCTCGGGTGCTGCGTCGAAGGACGGCGGCAAGGAGACGTTCGCGGTCGCCGACGAGGTACACCTGTACGTGTCCCGCGAGCTCAAGTCGATGTACGCCACGGTGGCCCGCAACCTGGGCAAGCGGAAGTTGTCCGAACCGTGGATGCTGGCCACGACCACGATGTACCGCGCCGGCGAGCTCTCACCCGCCGAGGACATCCTGCGTCGCTGGCGCAAGAACGAGTTGGGCGGCGCGACGCTGGTGGATCACCGGCAGGCATCGGGCCGGATCGACCTCGACGACGAGGCGCACACCCTCAAGCAGCTCCGCGAGGTGTACGGCAGCGCCGCGGAGTGGATCGACCTAGACCGCAAGTACCGCGACATGCGTGACCCCACCATCTGCCCCGACGTGGCCACAGCCGCCCGCTACTTCCTGAACCGCGCCATGGCCGGGTCGGACGTGTTCATCGCCGAGGACATCGTGGACCGCCAGTCCATGCGCGACGTGGTGGCCGACGGTGAGCCGATCACGGTCGGTTTCGACGGGTCGCTGACCGATGACTCCACGGTCCTGATCGGGTGCCGGCTCTCGGATGGGTTCACGTTCCCGCTGGGCATGTGGGAGCGCCCGGAGGGTCCGGAGCAGATCGGGTGGGAGGTTGACCGGGCGGACGTGTCCGCGACGGTCGACGAGGCGTTCAGCCGGTATGAGGTGCGCCGCATGTACTGCGACCCGCACGAGTGGCGCACGGACATCGCAGCATGGTCGGAGAAGTACCCGGGTGTGGTGTTCGAGTGGGCCACGAACCGTTACGTGGCCATGGATGCCGCGCTGGACCGCCTGCGCACGGACCTGACCAACGGGCTGCTCTGGCACTCGGGTGACGCCCGACTGATGGCGCACATGGTGAACGCGGTCAACGCCCGCCGCGGGCGGCTAACGCTGGTCCGCAAGCCGTCACATGAGCGCAAGATCGACGGGCTGGTCGGCGCCGCGCTGGCCTACGAAGCCCGCGCCGACGCACTGGCCGCCGCACCCACCAAGAAGCGCACCGGCCGCGTCGTCGGATTCTGAGACAAGGAAGGGGCTGGCAGTGGCTTTGACCAATGAGCAGGCTGTCGGCACCGCCCTCGAGATCATGTCAGCGTTCCGCAAGGAGAAGTCCCGGCTGGACCTGATCCACGACTACGTGAAGGGCGACTACGCCCCGAAGGTGTACGTGCCGACGAAGGCCACGAACCAGGGTGCGCAGACGGAGTACGCGCGGATCATCGAACGCAGCAAGCAGCCGGTGCTGTCGCTGGTGGTCGATGCCCTGTCGCAGAACCTGCGCGTGGACGGGTTCCGCCCGGCCCGGGCCAGCGTGAACGCGGCAAGTTGGGCGCACTGGCAGGCCAATCGCATGGACGCCCGGCAGGAGGCCATCCACCGGGGTGCGATCCAGTACGGGGCGCACTACAACGTGATCCTGCCCGGGGCGCTGAGCGGTGCCCGTGTGCCCGTGTGGCGCCCGGTGGGCGCGCGCCGCATGCTGTGCGTGTTCGAGGACTCCGAGAACGACGAGTGGCCGCTGTTCGGGCTGGAGCGCTGGGCGAAGGGGTCCGCGTCGGGCACCGAGCAGGCGTGGCGGCTGTACGACAGTGAGCAGGTCTACCTGCTGACCGGCTCGCTGCACGGTCCCGCGTCAATGGTGGAGGCAAAGGCTCACGACACCGGGTTCACCCCCATCGTGCGCTACCTCGGGTCCTCGGACCCTGACGGCGAGGCGCTGGGCGAGGTGTGGCCGCTGATCGTGTTCCAGGACCAGCTCGACGGCTCGTCGTACAACATCGAGATGGCACAGTCCTACGCCGTCCACCGCCAGCGGTGGGCCACCGGGCTGGCGATCCCCGAGGACGACGACGGCAACCCCACCGAGTCGTTCAAGTCGGCCATCGACCGCCTATGGGTGGCCGAGGACACCGACACCAAGTTCGGCGAGTTCGCCCAGACCGAGATCAAGTCTTGGCTGGACGCCCGCGAGGACACCCGCCGGGCGATGGCGATCAAGTCGCAACTCCCCCCGGGGCACATGCTCGGGGAGATGGCGAACCTGTCCGCTGAGGCGCTGGCGGCCACGGAGGCCCCGCAGCAGCGCCGCGGTCGGTCTTTCAAGACCAACCTGGGCGAGGCTCACGAGCAGTCGTTCCGGCTCGACGCGTTGCAGTCCGGCGACGAGGCTGGGTGGGAGGACGTGGAGGCTCAGGTCGTGTGGGCCGACATGGAATCCCGGTCCCTGTCGCAGGTTGCCGACGCACTAGGCAAGTTGGCCGCGCAGTTGGGCATCCCCGCTCGTGGCTTGTGGGAGAAGATCCCCGGCGTCACCGACGGCGACCTCGAAGCGTGGGAGTCCATGCGCACCGAGGAGATGGCGCAGTCCGCGGAGATGGCCGCGCGCTCGTTCGGTGTGGATTTCGCGCAGCCGGCTGAGGCGGCCGGCGCGGCGTGATCGGGGCACCGCCCCAGTCGGCCACCGCGAAGCAGCGGGCCGTGCTGGAGCGGGCGCGGCGGCTGACCGCGTTGCAGGTCGACACCCTGACCCGGGCCGTCGTGGACATCGACGACACCGTGGGATGGGCGCGGCTCACCGAGTTGGGCACCCGCTCGGTCACGGTGGCGCAGGAGTCGGCCAGCACGGCCACCGCCGACCTGCTGAACGCCACGCTGAACGCGGCCGACCTTGTGGGTGACATCACGTCTCTGCCGGGCATCCGGCCGGGGCAGTTGGCGTCCGGCAAGGATGTGCGGGGCATGTTCGCGATGACTCGCGACGTGGTGTCGCATCGGATGACCGGTGGGGCCACGTTCGCCGAGGGGCTGAACGCGTCGGCCAACAAGCTCGTTGCCATCGCCTCGTCTGAGCCGCACCGGATCGGCCGCGACGGGCAGATCAACCAGGGGCTAGTCGACGACCGATTCAACCGGTACCGCCGGGTCGCCATCGGTGCGACGTGCAAGTTCTGCCTGATGTTGGCCACCCGGGGCGCGGTGTACCTGACCGAGCAGACCGCGCGCAGCGCCACAAAGCGGCATTCCGCGTGCGACTGCGCTATCGAACTCGTCCTCGACGCCGCGCGGGATAAGCGGTCGGGCGCACCCGCACCGTACTCCGACCTCGCGAAGGACTGGCGCACCGCGATCGGCGACGACGCCCGGCTGAACGCCGCGAAGATCCGCCGCGAGTGGGCGGACCTCACGGACCAGCAGGTTGCGGACCTGGCACTGTCGCCGAGGTCGACCCGGGCCGCCCGCGAGGAGTTCGCCCGCCGAACAGCCCGAGGAGAGTTGGTCGAGCGACTAGCAGCCCGTCCGCTATCCGATGGTGAACTGAGGGACCTGCTGGACGGCGACGGGAGCGCCGCCGCGCACATCCTCCAAGGCGCGGACGGTCAGTACCGGTTCACGCCCCAGCGCGCGAAACTGCACGCCGAGATCATCGAGGACACCCTCAAGGGCGCCGAGCCTCAAGCGAACCCGCGATACAACGTCATGGGCGGTGGCCCTGCGTCGGGCAAATCGTCGATGGAGAAGGCGACGCCCGAGCTCGCGAAGAACGCCGTTCTGGTCAACGCTGACGAGTTCAAACTGGCGCTACCTGAGTACGCGGAGATGGGTACCAAGGCTGCCGCGCACACTCACGAGGAAAGCTCCTACCTAGTCGCACGGGCTACCGAAGAGTCGTTTGCCCGGAGGTTGAACGTCACTCTCGACGGCACGGGTGATGCCTCGGTCGCCAAGTTGCGAGGCAAGATCGAAGCCGCCCGAGATGCCGGCTACACCGTCCACGGTCACTACATCAGCATCCCCACGGACGAGGCAGTAGACCGGGCAATGGCCCGCGCCGCCAAGACCGGGCGACTGGTGCCGGAGAAGACCATCCGCGACACGCACCGCAAGGTATCTGCGGTGCTGCCCGAAGTGCTCGACGACTTCGACAGTGTGGTGCTCTGGGACAACACGACTCGGCCGCTGCGAATGGTCCTGGAAAAGCCATCCGGCGGGAGCGTCCGTATCGTTGACGCGGGTCTCTGGGACGCATTCAAGGCCAAAGCCGAGCAGGCCTAGAGGGTCGGTATCTCGTTGGGGATGTCGATGACGGCCTCGGGGAAGCGCCGGCGAGCGTCCTCGACGCTGGCCTGCACTTCGTCCCACGTCTTCGAGGACTCGGCGTCGGTCACCCAATGGCAGTCCGCCTTCTGCACGCCGCGAACAATGGATGCCGTGATGCTTGCGAGTCGGTCGCTGTCCATCATCATCTGATCCTCTTCCTAGGTTCGATTGCATGGTAGCGACCTTCGGCGTAGGCCCGGAGGGCTACGCGGATCACATCGGATAGGGTGCGGTGCTCGGCGGCGGCTCGGGCCGCGGCTGCGGCCCAAGTCTCCTCGTCGACGCGGACGGCGCGCTGCGGGGTGTTGGTCATGTGGCCTTCCTTCTCAGTGATTCCAGCCGCTTCCTGTTCCGAGCGATGTTGCCCGACAGGTTGGTCAGGTGGTAGCTCGGGAACTGTCCGCCGGCCCCCATCACCCCGACCCGCATCCCGGCGGCTAGGTCGCGCTGCTGCTTCTCGTCCAGCAGGGTCACGTCGCGCGCGCCCTTGCGGCACGAGGCGTTGTAGGCCTTGATCCGGTCGCGCTCGGCTTCTAGCCGGGCGACCCGGGCGGCTAACTGCTCGATGGCGTCCTCGTCGTCGGAGTAGATGGCGCCGGCCAGTTGGCTCTCGATGTTCGCGGCCCGGGAGTTCATGCTCTCGGCCTTGCGGGAGTGCTCGACTCCGCGGTCCATCGCGCTGCCGATCCGGTCGCGGTCACGTTCGGCGCGGTGCTGGCTGTGATGCCCGACCAGGATGGGCTGTCCGAACGGGATTCGGTCGGCCATCTCGTGCGCGGTGTCGAACGCGGCGGCGGACTTGGCCTCCCGCTTGTCGGCCCACTCGCGCAGCCGCTCGGCGCGGGCTTCGCGTCGTTCCCTGTAGGTGGTCATTGCCACTCCTCAATGCGGTCGTGGATGGAAACTGCGCCGTAGAAGTGCTGGCCGATGAGTTGCTCGACCGCCTCTGTGAATCGGCTGTCGCCGGTGGCGTGGTTGCCGCCGGACTGGACCCACCCCGCGACCTTCTGGCCTTCGTCGTCGACGGGCACGAGGTGGGCCGTTCCTGCGGTCATCTCCAGCGCCACGGCCGGGTGCTGGCCGCCAGCGTCGAACACCTGACTACCGGCGGGCAGCGGCTTGAGCGCTCCGTCGACGATCGTGCCGACCAGGATCAGGCGCGAGGCCCACGAGGAGATCCCGCCGTTCGTGCAGTCGGGGAAATCTGCGGGACGGGAGACGGTCAACAGCAGTCCCTTGGTGGTGGTCATTTCAAGCCCCTTTCTGAGCGACGGAGGAGCGGGCGGACTCGAAGATGGCACGGGCCACCTTGTCGGCAAACTGGCCGACGCTGGGCCGCAGCATCTCGGCCATCTGAGCCTCGCCGGTGCCGTCCACGTCGGAGGCCAACGCGGCCCAACCAGCGGAGCGGTCAATCTCGGCATAGCAGGCCCGGCAGCAGACGCCGCTCGGGACGTTGGCCGAACCCTTGGCGCTGGCCGCGCAGCACTTGGTCAGCAAGTAGACGATCCCGTCGTTCTCGACGACAGATCCGAACGCTGTCGAGGCGAGCACCGTGGGAGCGGTGAAGGTGGTCATGGTGGCCTCCTTGGGGCCGAAGGCGGCCGGGGCGGTCCCGGCGGCGGGGGTCTTGGTCTCTGTCTCTCTCACGTCTTCAGTATTGCAGACTGTCAATACACTGTCAAGACACTAGGCACCGAAATGTGCCCCCAATTTCCCCCGCTCGCCGCGACGGCGTGCCGGGTCCTGTTAGCGCCCAGTGGGCGACCCCCGATAGGCCCTAGGAGGGCAACCACCCATGTCCGATCCAGTCGCACCCGAGCAGCCCACGCCCGACCCCACGCCCACGACTGAGCCTGTCGCACCCCCGGCCGAGCCGGACCCCGACACCTCCGACGACCTCCCCGACACCACATCCGACCTCGCCCGGGCGCAGGCCCACGCGAAGAAGCTGCTGTCGGAGAAGAAGGCCGAGACCGCCCGACGCCAGAAGGCCGAAGACGACCTCGCCAAGGCTGCGGAGAAGGCCGCCAGCGCCGACCAGTTGGCCGGCGAAGTGGACAGCCTCAAGTCGCAGATCGCCAGCATGAAGATCCTGCACCAGTTGGGTCTTCCGCCGTCGATTGTGCTCAAGGGTGAGACGGAGGCCGACCTGCTGGCCCATGCCAGTCAGATCATGGAAGACATGGCCGCCCTCGCGGCGCCCAAAGGGCCGAAGCCCCTGCGACCCGTGGAAACACTCCAGCCGGGCAGCGGCAAGTCGCCCGAGGTCAGCGTCGACGCCCGCATCACCGCGGCGCGCAAGGAAGGCGACTTCCGAACCGTCATCGCGCTGGAGAACCAGAAACTCCAACAGGCAACCCCTGTTGCCCCCCCTTCCTAGAAAGGCACCCTCATGGCCGGAATCTCCGGGCTTGGCACCAACTACAACCTGCCCAACTACACGGGCATCCTGTTCCAGCTCACCCCCAGCGACTCCCCGTTCTTCTCCGCCATCGGCGGGCTGACCGGTGGCCTCCAGACCACCTCGACCGAGTTCGAGTGGGAGACCTTCGACCTGCGCGACGCCGCGCAGCCGGAGAACGTGGAGGGCGCGACCGCGCCGACCGCGCAGGGCCGGGTCCGCGCCAACGTCGCCAACGTGGTGCAGATCCACCAGGAGAAGGTCAGCGTGGCCTACTCCAAGATCGCCGCGTTCGGGCAGAAGTCCGGCACCAACAACGAGGCCATGAACCCCGTTCGCAACGAGGTCGACTGGCAGGTCGAGCAGACCCTCAAGCAGATGGTCCGCGACGCCGAGTACTCATTCCTCCGCGGCGCGTACCAGAAGCCGGGCAACAACTCCACGGGCCGCAAGACCCGCGGCATCCTGGCCGCTGTCACCACCAACGCGTTCGACGTGGGTGCGGCGGCGAACTTGCCGACCGTCACCGCCACCGCGTCCACGGACAAGGTGAACTCCTCGGCGCACGGTCTGAACAACGGCGAGGTGGTCATCTTCTCCGCCCTCACCGGCGGCGCCGGCCTCGTCGTGGGCCAGCCGTACTACGTGGTCAACAAGGGCACGAACGACTTCGAGGTCTCCCTGACCAAGGGCGGCGCGAAGATCGACATCACCTCCGACGCCTCCGCGGCAACCGCCCGGAAGCTGACCACGCTCACCACGCAGCACGTCGGCGACGCCATGCAGTCGGCCTACGACAACGGTGGCATCACCGACTCGACCACGGCGACGCTGGTCTGCAACTCCTCGGTGAAGCGCGCACTGACGGTGGCCTACGCGGACGCCTACGGAAAGTTCACCGAGACCGACCGCCGCGTCGGCGGCGTGGCCGTGGACACCATCGAGACGGACTTCGGTCGCGTCAACGTGATGCTCAACCGCTACATGCCGAAGGACACGCTCCTGGTCGCCTCGCTGGAGCAGTGCGCTCCGGTGTTCCTGGAGGTCCCCGGCAAGGGTCACTTCTTCGCTGAGCCGCTGGCCAAGACCGGCGCGAGCGACGACGTGCAGCTCTACGGCGAGGTTGGCCTCCAGTACGGCAACCAGGCCGCGCACTCCAAGGTCGCCGGCGTCTGCCTCGGCTAGTCACACGGTGGGTCGGCTGGAGGCGTTGACGTCGCCCCCAGCCGACCC